CAGCCACAAGGCCCGCTTGACTGACGCATTGACTCGCTGGCAGCGTGAGGGACGGCTGGTCACCCACTGTCCGGAGCTGGCGGCCGGATTGCCTGTACCGCGACTACCGGCTGAGATCCTCAACGCCCAGGGCGCAGAGGTGATGCAAAATCGCGGGCAAATTGTTGAAAGCGACGGCAAGGATGTCACTGCTCATTACCAGTTGGCCGCCTGGCTGGCGCTAAAAGCGGCGCAAGAAGAAGGGTGCGCTGCGGCTCTGCTTACCGATGGTAGCCCCACCTGCGGCAGCCAGTTTATCTATGATGGTACCTTTAAAGGCCAGCGCAAACCCGGTGCTGGTGTTGCCGCAGCCCTGCTTCGTGAGCACGGCATAAAGGTATTTTCTGAGCAGCAGCTCCCGCAGCTGCTGGCGTGGATGGAACAAAGGGAGGGCAATGATGATTCAGTGTAAACGCGTTTATGACCCGCAGGAAACGAGCGACGGCTACCGGATACTGGTCGACCGTCTGTGGCCGCGCGGGATAAAAAAAGAAGCGCTGAACTACGATGAGTGGTGTAAAACGCTGACGCCATCAGCAGATTTACGCAAGGCTTTTCACAGCGAGACCATCGATTTCGCCCACTTTAGCCAACTCTATCGCCAGGAGCTTGAGGCTCAACGGGAGGAAGGCAAACGCCTGGCTGCCCTGGCCAGTCAACAGCCGCTGACGTTACTCTACGCGGCGAAAAACACCCGGCAAAACCATGCGCAGGTGCTGGCTGACTGGCTAAAATCGCTACAATAAACGCTACGGCTTATTCGGGTGATCGCGCCGCCAGAGCGCCCATTCATCTAACGTTTCCCCGCTGGGCAGCTTACATTCAGTGCGTACGCCCTGCGGGCTTTGGATGGGAACCTGCGTGCCGCCGAGCTGCTGACAGTAAACCGAAGCCGGGTTAGCCATCCCCACCGGATGCGCAGGTTGCGTCGGCTGAGTCTGCGTACATCCGGCCATCGCCAGAGGCAACATAGCTATCATCCACTTCATTTCTACTCCTTAATTGATCAAAACGGACTTTCGCCCTGAATCTCCACCTTTTCTCCATTTTAGCTGCACTTTTGCATCGTAGAGTAGCCCTGTTCTCGAACTGACCAGAGAACAGATCATTCCATAATCAATGAGTTTTTCCCCGTCGCCCCCGACGGGGCTTTTTTTTGGGATTTAATAAATTGAAATAAAAGGATTTATTTCAAAAGTGTCCACATATCGACCACATTGACAAGAATAGCCCCCTTTCCAGGGGGCTATTTTTATACCGCAAGACTAAGTTGACTGTTCCCGTAATGAGAAGCCGGGAAAGCATCGCCGGGGATAAATCCTGGCGGCAAAGGATCTGCGCTGGTTGAGCGCTTCGTTACTCTGCGCTCTACGGTGTTAAGTGTCGTGAATGACTCGCTGCATTCAAGATTCTGGCATTGATGGTATTGCCGGATGGTGAACTCGCTTAACCGGCGGCTGGTGCGGGTGCGGGCGTTTGCGCCGCAGTAGGGACAAACAAACATGATGATCTCCCATAGGGAGTTGAACTCACGCCTATTATGGCCGCTACTGTTCAGTTTCTGCAATCCAGTCGCTTATTTTCGCCTCAAGCTCCATTTTCGTGGTAAATCCGTTATCACCGATTACATGTTCCGCTCTGGCAATGATCCAATCCTGAGTATCGATTTCAGGCTTAAAGCCCGACACGTTCAGATGCATACCAGGGTATAAATCGGCGCGGCCACGCGCCAGGGTTATCGAAAACTGTGCCGCGCCTCTCTGGAGCTGTATCCATTTTGCCGCAGCTGCGCGCCTGGCCGCCGTTTCGTTCTGATAGGTTTTACGCAAAACATACACGTTACCTTCAGCGCCCTCCATGTAATCCCCCTCCGGCCGGCTGCTTTTCTCCTCAGCCTTTTTTCTGGCAGTATTTGTTTTGCGCTTAGTGACCTTGACCGGTCTTTTCTTGCCGAAATTAAGATCCAGCCAGTACGCCCGCACGCCGGTGTAAGCATCGCGATCGGCAATGCGGAACCTGTGACGATCTCCGCTGGCACGGGTTATCTCAGCCGATGGCAGCGCCCTGCCGGATGCACTGAGGCCGCCCCCAGGCAGGATAAACAGCAGACAGCCATTTTTCACGGTGGCAATGGCGCCCAACATCTCCGCCATGCGCGTTAAAAACGACATGTCACTCTCTTCGGTCTGATCCGCATGGTCGATCTCAATGTCGATCAGGGCCTCGCTAATCATCGGCTTCAGGTCATAGCGCCGGGCTATGGCCGATACCACCCGCTCTACCGTCACATCATGCCAGGACACCTCCCGCCTGACGTTCATCTCTTCGCGAAAATCAGCGCTGTGCGCGGTGATGTCGATAACATCCGGCGGCCCGCGATGCCCAACCTCGTCAACGGTGTAGAGACCTTTGTAGATCAACGCCTCACCCAGCCAGCCGATGGACACCGCCAGCTCCGCACCACGTGGGGGTAAATCTGTTACCCCGTCAGAATCATCTACTGACAGGGTTAGCTGGTCAGCATCAAAACCGTTGTTATCTGTAACAGATAGCGAGGTGATGCGGTCGGCCAGTTCGGTCAGGGCAACCCCACCCAGCGTGATACTAAAATCCGGTGTCTTTACGACCTCACTTAATTTTTCTACATACGCTTCGGCTGCTGTTGTCAGCGTGTCTGCTATCGACATAACTCCCCCTTTTTTTGCTGATGATTCCATGCCCGCGCGCGGGGCTGAATCCCTTTTTGTTGTCAGCGAGCGGGCAGACCGGCAACCAGGCGACGCCAGCAGACTTAACGTTGAATATTGCCCTGAACTCAAAGAGCAACATGATGGTGAACTTATGTCTGAAACTCGTTTTCACGGCGTCCGCTCTCGCGAAAATACCGACCTACAGCAGGCAATCAATGACATTGATTCCAGCGTGATTGGTATTGTTGCGGTTGCTGATGACGCCGATCCGGAAACCTTCCCGCTCAATACGCCGGTTCTGCTGACACGGGTACGTAACGTCCTCGGCAAGGCAGGTAAAACCGGGTCACTTTACAAAGCCCTCAAAGCCATTTCCGATCAGTGCAGCCCGCGCGTTGTGATTGTCCGGGTTAAAGAGGCTTCCGGTAACGGCGCCAGCCAGTCTCAGGCCGTTATTGGCGGAACAGATGGCGACAGCTATACGGGAATGTATGCCCTGCTGACGGCGGAAGCCAAAACCGGCTATCGTCCGCGCATCCTGGCGGTACCGGACTACGACACCGAGGAGGTAACGTCACAGCTTTGCGTGATTGCCCAGAATCTTCGGGCTTTTGTTTATGCCGGTTGTAACGGCTGCGCGACCATGGCGGAGGCTATTGCTTATCGCAAAACCTTCGCTTACCGCGAGCTGATGCTGATCTGGCCTGACTTTATCGCTTACAACCCCCTGACGGATGATAACGAAACGTTTCCCGCCCCGGCTTACGCCTGCGGCCTGCGCGCCGCTATCGATAACAGCCAGGGCTGGCACAAATCGCTGTCGAATGTTGTGGTGAATAACGTTCTCGGTATTTCGAAGGATGTTTTCTGGGCATTACAGGCAGAAGACAGCGACGCGAACGAGCTTAACAACAACGAAATCACGACGCTTATCAAGCGTGACGGTTTCCGCTTCTGGGGTAACCGCACCACGGACACCGAAACCTACACTTTCGAGGTGTTCACCCGTACCGCGCAGATCCTGGCGGACAGTATCGCGGAGGCGCAATTTACCTCTGTTGACAGCCCGCTCACTCCGGCCAACGTGAAAGATGTGGTAAGCGGCATCCGCTCTGCTCTCAGCAAAAAAGTCACTGCCGGTCAGCTTATCGGCGCTGACTGCTGGTATGACACGCTGGACAACGGCGCCACGGATTTGCGCCAGGGAAAACTGATTGTGCGCTATAGCTACAGCCCGGTCCCACCACTTGAAGATCTGACGCTATACCAGACCTTTACTGATGATTTTTACGAACCGGCGTTCGCGTCGCTCGGGGGTGAATAATGGCTATTCCTCACAAACTGCGGCTTTTTAGCTGCTTTGTTAACGGCGACAACTATCTGGGAAAAGTGACCTCTTTCACTCGCCCCAAACTGTCACGAAAGGTAGAGGACTATCAGGGCGGTGGCATGCTGGGTGCGGTCGGTGTTGATCTCGGCCTTGAGGCTGGCGCACTGGATTCCACCATTGTTTTTGGCGGCGTCATTAAGTCTCTGTTTCTCGAATACGGAGCAGAAATTGACGGCACGCGGCTGCGCTTTGCGGGTGAATATTTCACTGATGGCGAAAGCCAGCTTGTCGAGGTGGAGCTGCGCGGGCGATTTACTGAACTCGACGGTGGAGATTCAAAACAGGGAGAAGACACGGAGGAAAGCTACACCTTTAAATCCACCTACTACAAATTCTCCATTGATGATCAGCCCATTATCGAAATCGACCTGCTGAACTTCATCTACAAAAAGAACGGTCAGAACATGTTCCCGGACCGCATCACTTCCGCCCTAGGCATGGGCAATTAATCACCTTTCAGAGGGTGGCAAAGATGCCGCCCGGAGATTTTTAACATGGCTAAAAAAACTAAAAACCTGTTCACGCTGATGCAGCCAGTAGTTCGTAAAGACAGTAAGATCGGTCAGGTGGAAATCACCGGCGCCATCAGTCAGGCCGGATCGTTGCGCGGCCTGAATCTTATCCGCGTTGCCAACATGGATGCAGACTCAATCGCAACATTGTTGACTCGAGTCACCGCGCCTGCGCTGACACAAAAAGAAATCAACGAGATGCACACTCTGGACTTTATCGGGCTGGCAGAGCTGCTGGTCCCTTTCTTGAATCCGCCGGAGCCTGGAGCGTCGAACGTGGCGGAGACGGAGAGCGAGTAATTACCGTTGCGTTTGACCAGATTGACGATTTGGTTGCTGATATTGCCGTTATTTTTAACTGGCCGCCCTCTGAAATTTTCGGCATGGATCTTGGCGAGGTGATAGCCTGGCGCAAGCGGGCGGCGCTTCGAAGTGGTGCCAGTGATGAAGAGTCTTGATATCCGCGTTGCGTTCAGCGCGATCGACAGGTTTACGCGCCCCGTTAATGCAGCCCGCCAGAGCGCGGGCGGCCTTTCCGACTCCCTCAGAAAAACACAATCCACCCTGAAAGGACTCGATAAGAGCAGTGCCACTTTTCAGCGAATGACCGCTGCCGTCGGCAAAACCGATCGTTCAATCTCACGAGCCCGTACCCGGTTTGATGGCTTGTCAGAAGCACAACGTAAAAACGGGACGCTGACAGAAAAACAGCAAATACTGATGTCGCGACTGGGTGAGCGGCTTGATCGGTTGACTGCAAAACGCGTGACGGAAGTGGCCCGCCTCCGTGAGAGTGCATCAGCCCTGCGCCAGCATGGCGTCATGCTTTCCGGTAGTAGCGCCACCATCGGTAACGCGATACGCCGCACAGAACAATACAACCAATCCCTTGAACGGGAAAAACGGCAACTTGCTGCGGTCACTCAAGCTCGTAAACGTTACGAGGGTGCACAGCAGATGGCCGGGAAGTTGCGCTCTGGCGGTGCCATAGCATTAGGTACAGCAGCCGCTGCCGGGTATGGCGCCGGACGCTTCCTGTCGCCTGCGGTTGGTTTTGATGAGGAAATGTCAAACGTCCAGGCGCTGACGCGACTCGATAAAAGCGATTCGCAGCTGGCCGCCTTGCGCACTCAGGCAAAAAAACTCGGTGCTGAAACCGCCTTCACCACACGTGACGCCGCCAGCGGCCAGGCCTTTCTGGCAATGGCGGGCTTCACGCCAGATGCTATCCGTGCCGCACTGCCCGGCGTACTCAA